GCCGCCTGTAAACGACCCAGTAACGTATACCCAAACAGTCACAATATTACCAACTTTTGTGTAAAGCCCGTGTTGGTTACTATAAGTTACTGTTGGATTAGAACCACTGCCTGTTAATACAGGAGTAAAAGTACCTTCCTCATAGTCATCCAACTTGTTAGCAGAACCTGTGCCGCCTAAGTAGACACCGCCTGATAGGTAGAGGTCTTTGAAGCGTACTGCTTGGTCACCTATATCGTATGTAGCGTCTGAGTTGGCTCCCGCAGTAGTTATTGGAATTAACCCAGAACCGCTTACGCGCAGACCTTTGCTAGAACCAATAAGATACGCTGTGCCGCCTTTAGCACCAATACTACCTACGGTTGTGCCGTCTTTGCGGAAGTCTACAAGCGAACCGTCATACCCTATCTTATTGATATTAACAGTAGCCGCTGAGTCATATCTTGATATAGAAACAAAACCACCGCCTTTTAAGGCAACTCCTGTTTCTGTGCTAGATGCCGCAGGGTCTGTATCAGTAGTACCCACCAACAGGTTGCCTGATGAGTCTATGCGCATGCGTTCATCAGAGCCTGTGTAGAACTGCATAGAGTTATCACTGTGGTAATACTGGATTAAACCACGGTATTGCTCTGTTGAGTCTGTCCCATCTGCAAAAGCAAGCCTACCATATCCATTAGTACTGCTATAAAAGGTAACACCCGCATCACTAGAACCTCCGCCGACCACTAAATGAGGGGAAGTACTTAGGTAATTAAAGCTACTAGGCGAACTATTCCCTATACCCACATTCCCTGATGAGTCTATGCGCATGCGTTCAAACGTTTCATGTTGATTAGAGGTTGAAGTCGGGTGCGTGTAGAACCGTAAATCTGTACCCCAGTTACCTGTAGAAACACGAGCTGATGCAATACCTGCCATCAAGCTCCCACTGTTAAACCAAATACCGTTTCCATAATTACTTGTCGGAGAATCTGCGTCTTTAGTCACAATCCCCGTCATGTTTGCTCTGGTAACAGTGGTGCTGCTTAAGTCACCTCCAGTCTGTTGAACAGAGATTTTTTGCACGCCAGCATTTGGAACAGAAGTAGTACCCACCAACAGGTTGCCTGATGAGTCTATGCGCATGGCTTCGCCACCTGACGTATCAAAACTCAAGACATCTGTTGCGGCAGAAAGTGTTGTGCTTCCTGCTGTTGCAAATAATGAAGCTCTAAGTGTTCCAGCACTTTCTATATCAAGACGCCCATACGATTGACCATTAATCGTTAATGTGGTTTGACTTGAATAACTATTTGGACTACTAGTCCCAATTCCAACATTCCCGTTCGAGCCTTCAATTTTAACCTTTGTGCTACCACCTGACTGCAAGTAAATGTCAGGAGTGCCGCTTTCGCCTGCGTTTAAAATAAGGTCATTTACACCGCCAGCTACTATTGAGCCGCCAGTAGCCATTGTTACATTACCAGTAACGTCTATGCCTGTGGCAGTCAGCGTAGTAAACGCGCCTGTGGATGCAGAGGATGCGCCAATGGCTGTGCCGTCAATAGTGCCTGCGTTGATGTCTATGGTGCTAGGGTTAGTACCAAGCTCAACAATACTGCCACCGTTGTCCTCAGTAAATAATCGTTTGTCAGCTACGTTGACTGCCAGTTCACCCTGTACAAGATCACTTGCTGTCGGAACGGCAGAAGCAGTAGAGCTGTTCTTTGTTACAATTTTTGTTGCCATAGTTATATACCCTTAGTATGTGCCGCCGTTCAGCGTACCAGTAGTCATGTTGTCTGCGTTAAGTGTTGAGTTAGATTGTAAAGCTGAGTCAGCCAAAGCACCTTGAGCTGCTGTAGCATAGTCCGTAGCCGCTGTAGTAGCAGCAGTACCTAGTCCTAAGTTAGTCCTAGCTGTAGATGCACTAGCCAAGTCAGACAGGTTGTTAGCCTTTAGAGCTGCTGTAGACAACTCCGCTGCCGCCGCTGTAGCACTGTTAGCTGCATCTGTAGCACTGCTGGCTGCTGCTGTAGCACTAGAGGCTGCATTAGTCTCAGCAGTCTCAGCGTTAGTCTCAGCAGTCTCTGCATTGGTCTGTGCCGTCTGTGCTGCTGTGGCGCTAGTAGCTGCATTGGTAGCCTGTGTAGAGGCTGTAGACGCGCTTGTGGCTGCGTTGGTAGCACTTGTAGCTGCCTCACTAGCCTTAGTGGTAGCCGTTGTAGCTGACCCTGCTGCCGCTGTGGCGCTTGATGCTGCATTAGTCTCGCTAGTGGCTGCATTGGTTGCGCTGGTGCTTGCCTCTGCTGCCTTGGTAGTTGCAGTGCTTGCGGAGGTTGCTGCATTGCTTGCAGAGGTTACTGCTTCAGCAGCCTTAGTCGTTGCTGTAGTGGCGCTAGAGGCTGCACTAGTGGCAGAGCTTGCAGCATTAGTAGCACTAGTCGCTGCTTCGCTGGCCTTGGTGGTAGCCGTAGCTGCACTGGCTGCTGCGTTAGTCTCTGACGTAGCTGCTTCACTAGCCTTTGTAGTGGCTGTAGTAGCACTGGTGGCAGCGTTAGTGGCTGATGTAGCCGCTGCACTGGCATCCGCAGATACAGAGGACTCTGAAGCTGCTGCCGCTGTAGCACTAGCTGCTGCATTGGTAGCTGAAGTAGCTGCACCACTTGCTGAACCAGACGCTGCCGTAGCGGAACTAGAAGCAGCCGTGGCTGAAGAGGAAGCATTAGAGGCCGATGTAGCAGCATTGCTTTCGGAGGTTGAGGCATTGCTGGCGCTAGTCGAAGCCTCTGATGCTTTAGTCGTTGCCGTAGAAGCACTGTTAGACGCACTGGTTGCGCTTGTAGCGGCTTCTGAGGCTTTAGTAGTAGCAGTGGTAGCACTGGCAGCGGAAGCCGTCTCAGAGGCTCCTGAGGCTGTCTCAGAGGCACTGGCTGCTGTAGCACTTGTAGCAGAGGCTGTGGCGCTAGTTGCTGCATTAGTCTCTGATGTTGCTGCGGCAGTGGCTGAGTTCTGTGCTGCTGTTGCGTAGGCTGCAACACCTGTGGCGCTGTTAGCCGCATCAGTTGCAGAAGTAGCCGCCTGAGTTGCTTTAGTTGCAGCAGTGGTTGCAGAGTTAGCTGCCTCTACAGCACTAGTGGCTGCTTCACTTGCTTTCGTAGTAGCTATGTTAGCTTGGGCTGTAACAGCAGATATGGTAGCGTCCGTATTGGAATCGCCTGCACCACCGTCACCTCTAAATATAGCCATTGTAGCTCCTACGAAAACAAGAGAGAAAAGAAGAAGGGGACTCCGAAGAATCCCCTTAGTTGTACTAGCTTATAGAACAGCCAGTACGAAGCCTGCTTCAGGACGCATTACTTGACAACCGTAAAGCGTATCAGCAGTGTATAGAGTACCTAGGAACTCCTGCTTGTACTGAGTCTGAGAACGTACAGCTTGCTGCTCTGCAAGAACATTGGTGTCCTTGTGGATCAGCTGAGCGCCACGAACGCCTGACTCAAGAGTAGGTACGTTAGTAGAAACAAATACGTCTACGCCGTACAGGTTACCAATCTTGCCAGTCTCTACGCCTTTGCCGTTAACAAAGTCAGTAGAGGTGTAGCGATCAATACCCATGATAGCGTTACGCAGTGAAGGAGGAACAACGAAGCTGCGACCGTCCATAGGAACGTCAGCGTCATCCATCTTCTGGATCAGACCACGGAATACTGCATCGCTGAAAGCGCCAATGTCAGCAGTACCGTCAGCGTCATAGGCTTCCAAAGCACCAGAAGTAGTGTTGATCTGGAAAGAAGCGCTGGTGACCCAAGAAGAACCGTCGCCGTCGCCGAAAGACTTACCCAGAGTAAACAGATCGTCGTCTACCTGCTTAGCCAGACCATAACCAGCGTCGCCAGTGTAGAACTGACGCAGAGAAGCCAGAGCCTGTACTTCGGTGATGTCTTCAATCAGACGAGAGAACTCAAAGTGCTTGTTGATGTTAATTAGAACTTCTGACTCAACAGAGTTCTGGATAGTTACGGCAGTCTCTGCAACTTTAGCGTGAGCTGAACCACGAGTAGGCTTAGGTACGTGGATGGTGTCGCCTTTCTTACCAGTCATGCTCATCTTCTTGACGAGGTTAGCCAGTACGAGGTTGCTCTTGTATGCAGCAATTACTTCGTCACTCCAGATTTCTGGGATAAACTTAGCTGCGCTAGTGTTGTCTACTGCTCCGCCCATTGCGGGATATACTGATGTAGCCATGATAATACTTCCTTAAAGAGATTTAGTTTCGGACTCTCCCTTCTTGGTATGCTTGCATGATCTCGTCAGACAAAGACAAATACCTTTCAGGGTCGGTCTGCATTAGTTTAATAATGTCTGAGCGTCTATAAACTTTACGACTTGCTGCTTCACCGCTGCCTTTAGCATTACCTGCTGAGGCGTTCTTAACTGCGGTTTTGCGACTAGCCTTCTCATTGGCTACAGTCTGATCTACTACCTGTTGACGTTCTTTCCACGTAGTGAAGAGTTCATCAGCAGCTTCGTAGTCGTACTGCGTGTCTGCCTGTGCAAAGAGCTGTGTACGAATCTTTGATCCCTTAATCCACTCAACAAACTTACCATCTTGTAGAATCTCTTGCATGTCAGGGTGACGTTGTTGCAAGTGAGACTGCGCTGTTTGCTGCTTGTACTGCTGAGTTTGTGCTTCAGCAGCTTTGATTGAAGGATGATTCTTAATTGCTCTTTCGACTGCCTTGTCGGGATCAGAGAAAAAGTCTATATCTTCTTCAGGTTCTTGGGTTGCTGGGGTGTTGGTGTCGAGTTGTGTCTGTATGTAGTTGTCTACTACTGACCGAAGTTCCCCTACTTCACTGCTCTGTCGGCCTAGTAACTTCTCAGCCTCCTGGTGCATCCGTACAATTTCAGCTGTTGACTTTCCTTGGTACTTCTCAGGGATTTCTTCTTCTTGAGGAGTCTCCTCTACTTGAGGTTCCTCTTGAATTTGATTTACTTCTTCTTCAGTTTCAACGTCTTCTGGACGCTCGTCTATTAGTGTTGCCATTATTAAACTCCGTGAGTATTCTCATTATGGAGGTGTATTATGCAGGGCTTCGGTTAGGAGTTGGCCTTGCGCTCTTGCTGCAGTTTCTGTGCTCTGTTCTTTTCCCACTGCCTGGTAGCACCCATAAAATCACCAGAGATAGGGTCTAACTTACAGCGCACAGCACTTACAATTCTTGTTGCAATCTTATCGCAGTCTAAGCAGGGGATGTGGGTACACTCAGAATCTGTGTAGCGTTCATTCGTGTGTCCATCCTCGCAGCGATACTCGTAGATAGCTCTCATTAGCCAGCTTCTACTTCTTCTTCTGCCTGCATTGCTTGTTCTTCAGCTGCGTCGATTTGAGCTTCTAGGTTCAGTAGGTTAGCTATAACAGCGAGTTGGCCTTTACGGAAGTGCAGGTCTTCGTTGTCTTTGGCAGCTTCTACTGAGTTGATTACGAACGCATTAGAGTTAAGGTCTTCCATTAGCTGCTTCCAGCCGTCTGTTGCAAACATATCTCTAATGTTACGGTAATACAGCTCAAGGTCTTTATCAATCATACTGTTTCTCCTATTAGGACAGCGTTGTTTATATTAGTCTTACATAGTTATTATAACATAAAAGCATAAGAAAGTCAAGCATTATTTCTTCTTTTTACTTGACTTCTGCTCAGTTTTGTTGTATATGGCGTCCCAATTGGCTGCAAACTTCTTCTGGTCTGTCTTGCGCTGGGCACTTCCCTTGCCACCGTGTGTCTGGCCCTTCATCGCTTAACTGGCTTCTTCTTAGGCGGTGTTGTTGGTTTTTTCTTAGGTGGTCTACCTACTTTATTACCGTATGTACCTTTACCGTATGGCATATTACTTTCTCCTAGATTTAGCGCCAGAACATTTCCAACGCTTTCTTGATAAGTTATTAGGCGTGTTAGGGTCGTTCTGCTTTTCTTTAGGTAATCTCTTCTTAATGCCTAAACTCCTAGCGCAGTAGCTATCACCTTTAGAAGTTCCTGGTTTTACTCTAGGGCCTCCGCCTTTAGCCTTACCAGCCTGACCATAGCTTACTTTCTTGCCGCTAGAAGTTACTTTAACCTTAGCTTTACCTTTAGCAGGTGCTCTACCCTTTCTGTGGCTTTGCGTTGCTTTTGCCTTTG